CGATAATAAAATTAAAATACCTATCCAGTTGTAGGGTGTGTAAAGTCTGCGTTCTATATAATCATCAGGTGTGCCAACACCGTAAACACTGATAGTTTTTTCATTCCGGCCTTCTTGACGGTATAAGAAAGCACCCCCAAACAGCACACGCCAAATACCAAACTGATGCGGACTGTGCGGATCTCCTGGTTGGTCACTGCGACTGTGATGCTTGCGATGAATTGCTACCCATTCACGAGTTATCTGACCTGTAGTCAGCCATAACCAAAAACGCATAAAGTGACTGATTATGGGATGAAATGTGACTGCTCTGTGGCTCTGACTTCGGTGCAAATATAAAGTCACACAGGCAATAGTTATATGGGTAGTTATTAATGTATAAAGAATTTCTGTCATAGAGTTACCACGACAGAATTTGTGCCGCACAAGTATTTATTGAGCCAACAGTTTTTTAACTTCTGGTAAGTTTAAACTTTCTATGTTATAAATTTGGTCATTTGGATTATTTTTATTGTGCCAAAGCATATAACCTTCAAAATTATCTACAAGTTCGTCAACTATAATCTTTTTAAAATCTGTATAAAAATGTCGATAGTTGTGTTCTAACACTTCTTTCATATCCCAATACATTTCTTCAATTTTATCTTCTGGTAACATTGCAATTTTTTCAACTTGATCACAGACCATCATTAATCGTTTTTCATTGTCTGGCTCACTGTCATAACTTTCATCTATCCATTTGTCAAAAGTCTTAAATCCATAGGACTTTAAGTATTCAAGATTTTTATAGGCGCCCAGCAGTATAAATGGACGTTGACTTACAATTGGTTTGAATATTTTTTCTGTAAGATGTAACTTTCGATCAAAGAAAACTGTTTCAGATACTATATGTAAAAAACAAGATTGCCACAGTGTGAATTCTTCTACTCCTAAGTGAGCACTTGCTGCACCTGTTACTTCTTTGTCTATGATATAATTATTTTTTATATGAGCAAGGTTAGTGTAAATTTTTATTTTTGATTTTTTTGAAAGTTTTGAGTTGGGATCGGCTATTTCTTTTTTTGCAACATTTTTGTCATTTTTTATTATCTGTAGACTGACCATACCCTTATTCATAATTTTGCGTTCTTGTAACTCGCTAACAAAAAGCAGTCTGTGACTACGTAGTTGAGTACATAACCTATTAAAACTTAAAAATTTATTAGAAAATATAGGATCTTCTTTAGTAAAAAATTTGCAATCATTATACCAATCTAAGCAGGCAAATCCATGAAAGAAATAATAGATATTATAAATTTCGTTTTTTCTGCAATATTGCTCTACTAAATTCGAATACTCGCTGGCAACTAAAATTATTTTTTCGTTTGGATGAGCATATTTTGCAAAAATATTATCTAAAACATATTCTTGAACTGGCTCTTGATCATAATGATAAAAACAAGTACTAGATCTGTTTTCTGTTCCAAAGTTTACTGTTAGATCGTTTATGTCGATACTACCAAACAGCCAGAAATATATAATGTCAGCCTTGATTTTCTTAAATAAGTTACAGTACAATACGTAGTATAGATTTTCAACGGAGAACATATGTTAAATCAAAAAATTGGTTTTATCGGTATCGGTAAACTTGGGCTAGACTGTGCAGAAGTTATGGCTGAAAAACATGAAGTTAGAGGCTATGATATTTACCCTAGGCAAAGTGACACAGTAAAAGTTTGTGGTATTGAAGAACTAGTCAATGAAAGTGATTGGATTTTCATTGCAGTGCCTACACCCCATGCAGAAGGTTACGACGGCAGCGTACCTAGCAGTCACATGGAGCCAAAAGATTTTGGCCACGATGCAGTAATCGATGCTATTAAAAATGTAAACAAGTATGCAAAAACAAGTAAAAAGGTTGTGCTGATCAGCACAGTATTACCGGGAACAACCAGACGTAAATTTATCCCATTGTTAGATAGTAAACACGAGTTTTGTTACAATCCATATCTAATTGCTATGGGTTCAGTAAAATGGGATATGACTAACCCAGAAATGGTTATTGTTGGAACAGAGGACGGAGAAATCAGCGGCGTTGCAGGCGAACTAATTGACTTGTATAAAACAATTATGGAAAATGATCCACGCTATGAAGTTGGCACCTGGGATGAATGCGAAGCAATAAAAATCTTTTATAACACTTATATCAGCGCCAAAGTCGGCATCGTTAACATGATTCAGGACTTTGCCATGCGTATTGGTAATATTGACGTAGACGTTGTTACTAATGCATTAGCACGTAGTACTATGCGACTACAAGGCCCCAAGTACATGACTGCTGGAATGGGGGATGCAGGTGCATGCCATCCTAGAGATAATATTGCCTTACGTTGGCTAGCAGAAGAATATGATATTGGATACGACTTGTTTGATACAATTATGCACGCTCGAGAGATTCAAGCAGAAAACTTGGCCAAATTCTTAATTGATCAAAGCAGGGACGCCGGGGATTTGCCAATTGTTATTCATGGTAAAGCCTATAAGCCAGACGTAGAATACTGTATTGGTAGTTATAGTACACTAGTTGGACATTATGTTACTAAGCATAGTGGCAAATCTGTTATGTACGTTGACCCTTTGTCTGATGATCCAACTGACGTGGTTTCGGAAGTCAGAGAACCGGCTGTTTATCTATGGGCACACAATCGTAAAATTACCTACGAATATACCGGACAGCAAGAAGATACGCAACCATATACCGTAATTCAACCAGGCAGTATAATTGTAGATCCTTGGAGAAAACTAAAATCTACTGATACCGTAAAAGTTGTGCATTATGGTAACACAAGGGTACAGTGAAGATTACATAAAACCTTTTTGGGATGACAGTTATAAAAGATTGCACTATATCCAAGAAGGTTTTAATGACATTGACAGTGTAAACCGTTGGCGTAATCAAGGTTACAGTAATCAGTTCACTGGTTATATGTGCGACATGTGCAGTCCGCAGCCAGAGTGGAATCACCAATTTATTGAGCACTTTAGTAATAAAGGTTGGCGTGATATTGGTACCAGTTACTATAGAATGGATACTAGTACAGTCCTACCTGTTCATAAAGATTTGTACAAAAAATACGTAGAACTTTTCAATTTACAAGGAAAAGAATCCACAATCTATCGAGCAATTATATTTCTTGAAGATTGGCAAAGTGGACATTATGCTGAATATAACGGCGAACCGTATGTAAATTGGCTCGCAGGCAATGTCGTAGAATGGCAGTATGATTTAACGCACATGGCCGCAAACTTGGGATTAACGCCCAGATACACACTGCAAATCACAGGTCACGTTTGATGTTAAACAGTCATAATGAATGGGACACTCTTAAAGAAATTGTTGTAGGCAAAGCGGATTACGCTAATTGGCCCAGTAATGATCCAGTGTTTGCTAAAGAAAGTGAACGCACACTTTGGAAAGAATCTCCTGTGCCCAGCGGTCCTATACCTCAACAGATCATCGATGAATCTAACGAAGACTTGGAAGCATTGTGCGATGCACTACGCAAGGAAAGTGTCATCGTACATAGACCTAACGACATCAACTTCCAAGAGTCAGGTGGCATGTATAACTACTGCCCCAGAGATAGATTGATTGTTGCAGGATCAGAAATAGTGGACTGCAACATGATGTATCCTTGCCGCAACATGGAAATATTTGCACTACCTATGGTCACTAAACAAGCAAGTATGATACGTGTCATGCCCAGACATGAAGATATGATATTGGATGCTGCTAACATATGCAGGCTAGGAGACACGTGGTTATATTTGTTAAGCCACAGTGGTAACCAAGCAGCATTGGAATGGTTACGAGAGCAGTATCCTGAAAAGACTATCGAAGCCTGTGACTTTTATTCTGGCGTGCATATTGACAGCACTATTGTGCCAATTAGAGAAGGCGTAGCGTTAGTTAATGGGTCAAGAGTTAAACCAGACAATCTGCCGCATGCATTGAAAGATTGGCATTGTGTTTATATCAACGATGTTGTGGCACAGGATTTTTATCAGTATCCTTATGCCAGTAAATGGATCGCGCTCAACATGCTAATGGTAAATCCCTACCTCGCAGTGGTTGATAAAAATCAGAAAGAGTTAATTAAGACCTTGCAAAAATTAAATGTAGAAGTTATAATGTTAGAACTAAGACATAGTAGAACACTAGGCGGTGGGTTCCATTGTGTTACACTTGATTTATTTCGTGAACATCAATAAATAACTAATTAATTTTAATAATAAAAAGAATGCAGAGTTTTATAGATTATAGCGACATTATTTTTGACGCTTTTTGCCTACACAGCAAAACCAAAGACATAGTAGACCGTAAACAAGAAATCCTAACAAAGATTCAAGAACACTACAATCAAGGCGCCAGCACGATTTTGTTTGTGGGATTTAATCCTGCAATATTGGCCTGCCCAGTCGACAATATCTATGTAGCAGAAGTCAGTGACCGTGTGTTAACATGGTTACAGGAACAAAACAAACGAGTATCGCTATTCAAAAACGAACCAATGAAATTTGACATAGTGGTAGCGTTTGATGAATACTTGACGTTTGCTGACACCGAAGACCAACAGAAGTACTTGGTAGATAACTTGTGCAACCTTAGCACTGGTTTAGTTATTACTACAGTCAAAGATTACAAGAATCAGGAATTCAAAGACAGAGAATACAGCCAACCTGCAATTATTAAAGCCAACAATCGCATGACTGCGTTTACCGAAATACACGATTGGGATCACGCTGACAAGAACAGTTGGAGCACCATGGTCTACGAACTACAAGGTACAGATACCAAGTGCCATGGAGTATATCGTAGACGAGCACTTTATTTCAAACAGTTAGCCAAATTTACTTTGGACAAAGGTGCCGCCGGATTTTTGGTTCACAAAAATTTAATGTACAAGAGTTTGATTAAAAAGAACTACGAACACGTTATCAGTATCCATTTTGAGGATTGACAATAATAGTTAAAAGTCATACAATACAAGTATGTACTATGTTTTCGACGTTGACGGCACACTAACACCCAGTAGAGGCTTGATTGATCCCGAATTTTGCCGGTTTTTAATTGGCTCTGCTCAAAAAGACAGTTTAGTTTTGGTAACAGGTAGTGACAGCGCCAAAACAGTTGAGCAGATCGGCGAAACGCTATTTCGTGCAGTAGAATACAGTTTTAACTGTAGTGGCAATGTAGTCTATCACCGCGGCGGCTTAATATTTACTAGCGATTGGGAATTGCCAGAGGCTCCTTGGCAGTGGTTAGAAAATCAATTATACAAAAGTGAATATCCTTGGAAGTTTGGTAGACACTTTGAACAACGTCCCGGGCTATTGAATTTTAGTTTTGTAGGCAGGAATGCCACAGGCAATAACCGAACAGAATACTATGAATGGGATCGACGCACCAATCAAAGAGCACAACTCTGCAATCAGTTTAATAGAAAGTTTCCAGATTTGGAAGCACAGATAGGCGGCGAAACTGGAGTTGACATTTTCCCCAAAGGAAAAGACAAAGCACAGATTCTAGATTGGCTTACGGGACCTGTGTGCTTTTTTGGTGATAGGCTAGATCCAGAAGGCAACGACAGACCCTTGGCAGATAGAATTCAAAAGGACAAGCGTGGAGCAAGTTATGCAGTTAGAAATTGGCGGGACACATGGCAACTTTTAAAACTAATGAATCTAGTCCAAGAATAGGCTTTGCCTGTAAATGGATTGACACATCAGAACAAATTGATGGCATCAAACCCAAAGATGATGCTAAAAAGTACAACACTGGTACAACCACAATCACTTGGTTAAATAAACAAACAAGGGAAGCTGCCGAGCAACGGCTATGGGACCTTATGGTCCAAAACATTGAATCTACTAGACTGCTAGTGGAGCGAGTAGGAGAACTAGATGAAAACTTACGCATGGTTAGGCTTAGTAGCGATATCTTACCTGCTTATACTGAGCCCAATTGGAGTTACTTCTGGCAACGTAGAGATGTTCGTGAATACTGCGATTTTCA